CTAAGATTCTAGAAAACTATTTAGGGAAAACGCGCTGGTTTTCCGCGCTAATTTTCTTGACCATTCGGAGTAGACCTTCTTGCATTCCGCTCAGTTTCGGACTCAGAAGAGACAACCAGAGTCTGCAACTTCTCCTGATACTCTGCGTGAACATTCAGAAGTTTCAGAACGTGTTCGTATGCAATCTTCTGTCCGGTCAACTGAGAGATCTGAGGAATCCCCTCAAGAGAAGCTTCGATCTCGCGAAGTCGCCTCTCAAGTTCTAGAAGTTGTTCTAGAACTTCCGTCTTGATCATTCCTAAACTATCCATACGTTTCTCCTATTTAAAATCAAAAACTAGTTGAGATCGGACAGACTGGTTCACCAGTCGAGACAAAGCTTCTTTGAAGTCTCTAGGAGAACCCTTCAACATATACGATCCACGATTTGCATCAAAGACAAACCAATGTTCCAGAAAGATTTCCAGTTCGGTCTTACTCTCCATGTTGTTCTCCAACTTTCAACATCGCGACAGCTTTTGTTGCACGATCCAAGGTATCTATTCGTTCCTTTTCGAAAATACGTTTTAAACCTTCGATGTACTCATAGTACGCACCGTTGAGAACGAATGAACCATCGGGTTTTATGATATGCCAATGGTCTAGATAAATTTCCAATTCGCTCATAGTAAATTCCTTACGCGATTCCAGCAGACTTCAAAAGAGCCTTTCGGAGTTTAGGTTCAAACCGATATTCTTTAACACCGGATCCAATCTGCATATCAATATAGTATGCGGTATGGAAGTAGTCAGTCATAGAGTCAGACTTGTCGAACCAAATCGAACCCTTCATCGCGGATTCTAATTCATTGAAGAAACCCTTCCAAGAACCAGAAAGTTCTTCTGCCTCTTGATACCAGTATGGATTCACCTGATAGTATGGGAACCCAGTGTTCCAATGATTGACTGCCCTCTTAGGAAGAGTGAAAGGGCCTGCGTTGATCGTGACCTTCAGAGTTCCAGAACCCTGACCCGAAATCGAACCCTTCATTTTCCACTTCTTGAGAACTCTCTTGATCTCTGGAGCGAGGGCTTGTTTGGTTTCTTTAGATACATACGCCATTCGATGGTTCCTTGTTTTAATTGATGTGTATATTGTAATCGATTTCGGAGTTTGAGTCAAATACTTTTTGAATTATTTTTAGATTAATTTGATCTAAGAATCTGACTCTATATAACTTTTGGTTTTTCTTAATTCCAGCCCCTAAGAAAATTTTTTTTGAGAATTCCTTTTGAAACCACTCTAGGATTTTGGGGGTGGCCTCTTATAGACTTTCGTCTTTTATTTTAGGAGTCCCGTAAAAGTAAACCTTCAAGCCCCAGTCTCGGAGGGGGGCCATTAGACTAAGTACCTTCCGAATCACTCCATAGCAATCAATAGCAATTTATCGGAGTGACTCGGAGATATCCTAGCACTGCCTGGCACATTTAGAGTGGCGCTCCTTCATCTTAAGATCCGGACAGGACTTTCTCCGGATCTCCCTAGTATCACCCCTTCTCCATAGACACTTCGTCCCTCATACTAGGTGAGTGTGTCGGTTTTAGTGGAGTAACTTTTTAACTAATTGGAATATTCCTTAAATGACTACAGAGTTATTATAAAGGTTCTCGAAGGTTTTGTCAAGAACTTTTTGAAAATTCTTTTGATAACATGGGCCGAGTCTGCCAATAGAAACCCATCGGACTACCAACGACTTCCTCTTCGGTTCGGATAGTACACTCAGGCACCCAAGAAGTTTCACCAGAAGACTCGCCACGCTCGAACCACCAGACTTTGTATTCCTTCACTGACTCTTCGCGAACAGTAGTGGTCTTATATCCCACCACCAAACCATAGTGTTCTGAATGCATCGCGCCATAGTTGACGTAGATTTCTTTTCCGATCTTTGTTTCCATATTCTCTCTTTCGATTGATTATGTAGCTATGCTAACATAGAATAGAAGTATGTCAAGGGCCTTTGGCCAAAATAATTGAATTAATTTAGCCTGACGACCTTATAGAATCCCTCAGTCATACGTTTGATAGATACAGCACAAACGCCTGACTTGGACTCAGATGACGGAACCCCAGTCGCAACTATTCTTGCACCTATTGCCAAACCAGCAGCGGATGGAAAGTTTTGAATAACTGTTTCATGAGATAATGTCATAGAGTGCTCCTTAGATTCCTTTGCAGACCTGATTCCACCACCAATTGTCTTGGACAGTGTGGTGTTCATGCCATGATTCGTTGCAGTAAACTAACTTCGCAACACCACCACAGTTACGGATAATCTCAAGTGAAAAATCAACAGAGTTTGCTGCGCCTTTCTTTTCTCCTTTAGAGAAGAACTCATAGCGAACTCCACCCTCTGCAGGATTAATTCCTATCTCATCGATGAGTTGTCCGTACATAACTATACTGCCACTCCTTCACGTTCATGGATAGAGAACTGAACCAGTTTCTTAACGGCCTTCAGTTCCTCTAGAGACATCTCTTCAAACGCCTCTCCGGTCACTGCAAGTTTGTTCTGGTTATTTGCAATAAACTGCATTGCACAGGATTGCTTGACGCCGAATCCCTTGAAGATTTCCAAGAGTTCGCGCTTAGTGGATTTCGCTATGATCATTAAAGACCTCATTAATTACTATATGGCTATGCTAAGGGATTCTGAAATAAAAGTCAAGGCTTTATTTCAATTAAATTGTAACAAAGTGTTACAGAGTTGGCATATCCGGAGTGTTTTGGGCGGCGCGCCGAGTCTTTTCAGAAAAATATCCGCAGATTTAGTCCCACATACAAACCATATGTTTCTGCATCAGAATCGACACTTTAAGCAAATTCCCAGTTGTCTTTATACCCAGTATATTTCCCTTTATTTGCTCCGATTCTTATATTCATTGCACTTTCAGTAGCTTTTCTTGGAATAATATACCAATCATCCTTTCCAATAAAATGTACTGCAAAGAAATCAACAGAATCTTCTGGATATGGGTACTTTTTTAATCCGCTGTGCCCATTTGTTCCCTTACAGATATTGACATTCCCATCACCCTTTACTGAAGATTTTACTTGAACCTTTTTGAGAGAACCATTTACATCAACAATCAAATCATAATCCGTAGTAGATGTTGGCCAACTCACTGTATAACCATGTTCTACAAAGCACTCTGTTGCGAATATCTGTTCAGATTTTTCTCCCTGTTTTACTGTATCTTTTTTCATTTCCAGACACCCTTCTTAAAAACATCTGAATATATCTCATGACAATACAGTTTCATTTGAGGTTCTGTATACCAATAGAAGTATGTGAGTTTTACATTATAGTCAACACCAGCCACCTTAGACCAGTCTCTATAATCCTCTAGAATATAATATCGAAAAGGACTCATATTAATTCCAAAGACTCTATGTTCTAAGACTCTGAATTTCTCTCCTAACGCAATTGTTCTCATTCCTCAGAATCCTTTTCATCCAAGTCAATATACTCCACATCCCATGCACCCTTATTCATATTATTTTTTTTAAAATAATTAGAAACATCCTTTGCAAGAGTCTTTGCATATTCATCAGTGATATGAGGAAGATTAGTTCCTGATCCTGCACCAACTTTTCTTAAAAACTCTCTTGCATCGTATACTTTATATGTCATTGTATGGCTCCCAGTCTTCTGCGTTATGCTTTTCTATTTCTTTGTTTGCATAACCCACTATCTCCCATCCATCTCGACGCGAAATATCGTCACTCCACTTGCCTATGGAAATAAGGTATTGTTGTGCTTCTTTGCATCCAGCCTCATCATCCTTAAACAGAGTGTATTTCATAATCCTAACATCCTCATAATGTCCTTGGGCGATGTGTTGATAGACCCACCTTCGCGCAAATGAGTTTCCAACTGTTCAAAATAGAACGCAGCGTCATTCTCTCCGCGCAACTCTAATGTATCTTTGATATAACTAAAGAACTGTGTGAGTGTCATTAGATTCACTGAGTCTGCTCTCACTCCAGCATCATGTTTCTTTGCGTTTCTTTGCATAGTGTTTTCCTTAAAATTAGCGGCGTTTTTCAGCCGCGGAACCGCCGTTTATCTCTAAGTGGTTGTGAGATAACTCGCAAGTGATATCAAGACGAGCACAATTACGATAATATCTAAGTCTTCGGGATGATTCATTTCTTCTTCGCGTAGCACTGGCAAATCAGATATATTCCATGTTGTCTGCAAACCTTAGTCTCTAAGGTTCGATGACAATGAACATATTCGGGGCCGTGTTGTTCCCAGTAATTAAGATTTCTTGGGGTTGTTAAGTACTCTTTCATTCCTGCACATCCTTGTAGAAAGAATGCACAAAAGATCACCACCAATAATATCAAAATTCTCATAGTGCGTTTGCTGCATCTTCTAGTGGATTGTTTGAGGTTGTTTCAAAGACCGATTCATAGAGATCAGAGAATTCATCAAAAGACTGTTGCTCCTCACCATAATTTTGTTTATAGTAAGTCTTTCCTAGTTTACGAAGAGTTTTCTTATTGATCTCTTCTTCCTTTGCAAGTTTATCGATAATCTCTTTGATGAGATCACGTTCCGCATCAATCCGCAAAAGTGAATTAGCGATCTCAGTAACCGCACTCTTAATCTTGACTTCACGATTCTTATCCATTAACCAATCCTTTCATATTTTTGAGACACTTTATAGAGTGTATAATATATTGTCAATTCCTCACCAGCACTAATAGGCTTTATCGTGAAGAGTTGACGTTCCATGTCTGTAGAGCATTCGATAATAACTGCATTAGGATTTTCATTGTGATTAATGAATCCACCTAACGGAGTCCTTACCCAGTCTCCACGGTATTGGATATGTGTTGTGCCAATATAAAGCGCAGCATCAATATCCTCAGTTGCAAAGAGTCCCAGACCATGAATTGGACTAGAACTGATTGTCAATTCTTTGGGAAGAGGTAAATATGTTTCTTTTTCCTCACTCATCTTCCGGATCTTCAATTTCGATCTGATCGAATTTAGTCATTTCCACAAAATTAGGCATATCTTCTAACATGGCTGCAATTTCCGGATCACAGAAAGTCAGAGTTGTGGGTTTCAGTTCACAAATGGCTTGAAGAACTGCGATGAAATCAATATCATCTGCATGAAATCCGATAGTGACAGAACCCTCGTTCAAGTTGTCCTTAGATGATTCTCCAGACTGACTTGCACACAATACGCCAATCTCATCATTATCTAATTTGCTCTTCTCAACCCAAACCGTTTTTGTGCCAGCAAATCCTATAGTGACAGGAACCTTGCCTGATTCATCTTCTAGGATTTCGCCAGATATATCTACTACCTGACCCATATTTTTTCCTTAACTTGGTTGTATTGCGGTCATCTCATCTTCAAGACCAAGAAACTCAGCAGCAGTCTCAAGTGCTTTCAGAGTTCTGTTCTCAAGTTCTTCTGGTGATCCTCGTAACTGACTTGCACGAGCCTTACCAACACCAAACTGTTCCTTGGAATTGTCTCCAGCAAGATCAAT